CGCAGCAAGCTAGGCATCATCGCCAGCACAGTGTCGCGTACCTCGGTCATTACAACCTGCGACCTGCCGTCCTCCTCATTGCCAAATAGGTTTCCGAGATAGTACGACATTGCAGCCTGACGCTGGGGAGCGATGTAGCTATCGATGTACGTCTGGCTGTCCTCGATGGCCTGAAAGACGATGTAGCGGAACTCCTCGTCGTCCATCGGCTTATTTTCATCTCCCGTCACATAGCCGGTTTCGCTGTTGTACGCGCTATCCGTCACGCCATCCGCAGAAATGGGGATGAGGTCAGGGTTATACCTGCCGGGAGTGATGCCATCAATTGCCATTGCCTGTTCCTTTTCTCACTCGCCACCACTTCCAGCCCCGATGCGTGCCGACCTCGTAGTCAGGAAAGTATTCCTTAACTGCCTGTTCTACACCAACCATAGGCAGGTCGTCACCGCCTATCACGCCGCCCGGTCGTACCTTCGGCCACCATGCCGTAATGTCTGCCAATACCTCATCATATCCGTGACCAGCGTCAATCCAAACAAAGTTTACGCTGCCGTCGTCAAACGCCTCCGCCGCCTTCGAACTGTCAGACCGATGGACTGTAACATTCAGCCCCGGAACACGGCCAATGTTGTCCTGAAACATTTCGAAGACACGTTGCAGATCGGGGTCAGTCTTATGCGCTACCTCATCCGACCCGCCCCAATGGTCAACAAAGTGCAAATCAACCAGCTTGCCGGAATTAAGCACCTCTACCGCCAAGAAGCAGGCAGACTTGCCCTTCCAGCAACCTAGCTCAACAAAGATGCTACCGTCAGACGCCTCACGGACAGCCTGTTGGTATGGCTCCTCGAAACAAAACCAGCCCTGTATCTCCTCGAAGAAATGGTTCATTTTTTCTTCTTGGACATGCCAGCCTCAGAGAGGGCAATCGCAATCGCCTGCTCCCGGCTACCAGCCTTCTTAGCCTTTGCCGGGCCTTTTGGGTTCACGCCAGCATTCAGGGTGCCGCGCTTGTACTCACCCATAACCTTGGCAATCTTTGCCTTGCCTGCTGCCTTTTTCATTCTGCTGCCTCTTTGCGTTGTTGCTGGGCTACCATTTCATCTTCGGTGTGTTCATGGCGGAAGGTAAATATGCCCTCATGGCCTATGTCACGCGACAGATTGTGATCGACAAAAACGTCAATACCCGCCGCCTTCGCCAGATTGCAGAAGAACATATCTTCGCCAGCCCACATTTTTGCGGATGGCAAATAATGTATCTGGAACCAAGGATATTGAAGCCGTTTGAAAACGTCAGCCTTGATAAGCATCGCGCCCATGCCGACAGCATCAACCGCCTCCAAACCATCCTGATTAAGAGAATACACAAAGTCCAAAGCTGCCCAATCCTTAAACGCTACAGTGCGAACAGGCAGCCGACGTTGCGCGTAGTTGCAGGCGACAATCTCTTTGTCATGCGCCAGTAGCCTGTTAATCAAGTTGGCCGGAAAGCGCATGTCGCTGTCTAAAAACAGCACGTAATCAGCGTTTGCCCTTAACGCCAACTCAACAAGCTTGCACCGCTGGTCTGCAATCAATGTACCCTGCAAGAAGTGCAGATTGAATGCCGATCCAACAGGTGCTTCAGCATACCAACGCGCAGCCAGAATCGTCAGGTCATACGCGAAACCAGAATTAACCGTGTCTCGCGTTGGTACGCAGATGCTTAGGTTAATAGGCTTTTTCGTCATATTCGCCTTCTTCGTCGCCCATGTCTTCTTCGCCCTCGTCGCCTTCATCACCTTCATCAGTGATCGGGCCACCTACGATCCACGCGGCGCAGGTGCGCTTGGCGGCACATTTAAAGTCAAAGATTTCACAGAAGCCTAACTCGCCAGCCTCGATGACTTCCATCGAATCATCCATGCTGTCGTCAGACATGCCGTCTTTGATGCAGGCCTTCATCTTGGATGTCTGGTTGAACGCAGAGCAGTTGCCGCAAAGCATCTTCTTTGCATTCTCCGGGGTGTCATCCCAACGGTCGCCCATCCGCTTCCAGTAGTCACGGTTAGGCAGGTTGGGGTCCATCGGGCCGTAATCAGCCTTATCAATGGCCTTGCCACGGTTCTGCAAGTTCAGCGTCAGGTCGCCAGTTGCTGCCGGGCAAGCATCGCCGTCCTCGGCATCTTCGCCTTCCAGCACGTCTTCATCTTTATGTGGCATGACGTTTCCTTACTTAAAGCCGACCAGAAGGGTAGCAGTCGTTGTCGCCAGCACCTTGCTGGTGCGGATCGGTATTATGGAACCAACGGGCGGTGCCGTAAATGTTACCGTTGTGCCTTCTTCCGTCACCACAGACACGTTGCCAGCGCCGCCAACGTAGATGCTGGAGAACGCATTGCTCTCTGTGGCCGAGGTTGTGATGGCAACCGCGTCACCCCACGTCCGACCGTTTGCAAGAAAAGATGCCATCTGATGCTCCTACTTCTTCTTCTGCGACGCGCGCATGTTATCGACAAGATTGGGATAAGGACGACCAGCCTTCTTAGCCATAGCCTTTGCAGATGACTTCTGCTTCGTCGAAAGCTTCTTGTCCTTTTTAGTCGGGTCTTTAGTTTCCCAGACAGGTTCCATGTTACGTCTTCCCTTTGTTGCGTGCAGAAATAGCTTTTGCCTTAGACCTAGCCGATTCCTTGGAACCAGCGCCCCAAGCCTGCAAGGATAGAAGCAGCCGTGTCGGCTTGCCCTTCTCATCCCGTTCCGGCCCCGGCATATTGCCCATACGAGCCAAGAATGACGCCCGGCGGGGATTGTCGCCCGTCTTCACCGGAGCCTTTAGGTTCATGCCCTCTGCCTTAGCCGATGCACGCCCCTTTGCGTTCAAGCCGCCCTTGGGGTTTTTACCCTCTGCACGCTGCCATGCTGGCGTCTTTGCCATTATCGGGTTCCTAACAGGCCGGAGTCCTCACGACGCTTTTTCATGAAAACTTCCTGCGGAGATAGCCCAAGCTGCTTTGCTGACCAAAGTATCTGGCGGTACTTACCGTCATAAAGCATGTCATTCGATTGCCCAAGGGTTTTGAGAGCAGAGTCATATGCTTCAGGTTTAGTAGGCCATTTGGTCGTGTACGAGTCTTTTACTTTGTCGTTCTGCAAGCTGACTAAAGACCACTGCTCTGGGTCGTCGGTTATTTTAGGCTCAGGTCCAGTGCCGCTGCCGGGCTGGGTAATCCGAATTGCGCCAGAATTTATAAGGCGGTCCCAGTTAAGTGGCTGGTATGGCAACTTACGGGACAAATCTCCAAATGCCTCATCATCGAGGTTTGGCGGTATGTACTCATCCCAGTCGCCGCCCAGCAAGCCAGCCATCACACGATCCCCCGGATGCCGCGCTTGATGGACTTACCCGGAACCCAAGCTGTAGCCCTGCCGCCGACGCCAGCAGCAACGCCAGCGAACGTCAGGCACAAGCTATCGGCCAAGTCAGGTGATCGCATACCGCGCTTCCTTAATCCATCCTTCGACTCTACCACAAGTTTCCCTGAACTTGTAAATGTGTATCTCGGGGCGACCAATTCCATCCGCAGCATGTCGTCCTTCGGCAGCTTGACCGACCGGGTGGCCAGCCAATCCTTTGCCGCCATCCACAGTTCATCCCGCAGCTTGTTGGCATTCGGGTTCATGGCTGAACTCTCAGACACGTTTACATCCCGCACATTATACCCCTGCTCACGCAGGCGATCCGCAACACCGGATCCAAGGCCAATCGTGTCTACGCATATCTCAATAGGCCGGTCAATCTTGGCCTCATTGACCACCATGCCCACAGTCTGCATCAGGTCCAAGCCGCCCCATGACTTGATCTCCTCAACCACGGAGCCGCGCCGCTTACACAATGCCGTCCTGTCAGTGCCGAACCGGGCAACGTCCAACCCGTACACCACAGGCTCATCGCCGCTAACCGTCAAGTCTCTGTTAATTGCACCATCAACCAACTCAGCAGGAATAAGAGTATCGTCGTCTGCAAGAGC